ATTGTAACTAATGCGCTTGCAATGGTGCAGTAAGTTGCCAAATCCGATGCAGTCAGATGGCTGAATACCCATAAAAAAAGAGTTACAAGCAGTCCATTTATTCCTGCATCATTTGTTTGGTGTTCCATTGCTAACGTTTAATCAGTTTATAAAAGTTGAGAATAAAATCATCTATGAGTGTGTTATCCGTTCCCCATTGCTGCACGATGTGTGCAGGGATAGGCGCGTTGCCATCTGTAACCTTCTTCCCCTTGCGGTCATACGCTACCACATAGGAATTACAACCCTGTGCGGTATCTCTGCCAAGTCCAAACACTACCCATGTAACTTGAGTGATAGTATCCTTTGTGAGTTTGTTGAACTCAACAGGTTTGACCTGTATGGATGCAGGAATAGTGTCTGCTTGTTGTACTTGCACCTGTACGGGTGCGGTTACTGATAATGTGATTGCGGTTGCGATTGCGGTGAGCATATTATTAGAATTTAGATATTATTTTCCAGTTAGTGCCATCTGACATTATTTGTACGGTGGCATATTGTACGGATAGTGAATAAGTAGTTGCGCCATCAATAGTTTCGGATGCGTTACCATCAACGGTTATCGTACCTGCACCGCTATTCTTTATTATCAGTATTCTACCTGTGCGACCGGATGATGCAGGAAGCGTAACGGTAAAAGTACCGGATGTGCAGTCAATAACGTAGTCATCATTGGTAGCGGTGTATGCCCCTGTTTTGGTAACGTAGGCTTGTTTGAATCCTATGCCCGATATAGAGCCGTTGACTTGTAACTCATCAACGTTATTATCGGTAGGTAATGTTGTACCCATTAAAACCCTTCCCGAAGTTGTTACACGCATCCTTTCGGTTGAAGTAGTCCAAAACTCTATCCTATCATTACCGCCATCAACATTAAACTTTGTTCTATCGGCGGTACTACCTCCTGATGCGCTAATAGTCCAATACCCAGGTACATAAGTTCCAGTAGATCCATTTTGGTAGTACCCAAATAACCCTGCATAAGCGTGTGCGCTATTTGTACTACCATAAGCAACATATGCGTAAATTGGATCTCCTGATAAAGTAGCAGAATATGAGCCGGGTGTATTACTTCTTGTTGACCTTGCTTCGTTTTGAACTCCTAATCCTGTTGAACTCCATGATAAAAATCTATTAATAAATTGTGTTGTTGTTTTATGAAGTTCCATAGCACTATTAGAACCTAAAAACGATGTAGTAGGCATATTAAAACCTATTTGATTTGAACTATTAACAAGCATAGTATTAACACTACCTGCTACATCATTAATTCTAAATAATCTACTCCCTCCATTATAATCATTTCCTACTCTCCATTGAGTTGTGCCTGCATTTTGAAAATCTACGTATGCGTTTGTTGTGCCTGTGCCGTTAAGTATTGCAAGGTTATTACCTGTCCCTGTTGCTTTTAGTATTTCAGCTATTGCACTCCCACTCACCTGCAATTTATCAACTCCGTTATCGGTGTTGGTGTTGATTAGGGTTGTGCCGTTAACTGATAGTTTCGCAGCGGGGGCGGTGTAACCTATACCAACATTGCTGCTTGTATCTATTCTCATTATTTCAGTCGAACCTGCCAGCCAAGTAAATCTTGCAGCACCTGTTGAAAAAGTATTTTGAAATCTTGCCTCATTCCCTACTTGACTAATTATTAATCTATTATCATTTCCTGTTGATGTTTCATAAATCTGCAAACCAACGCCTGATGCACCTCTAATGTCTAACTTACTTGTCGGACTTGTTATACCAATCCCCACATTGCCCGATGGATTAATTGTCATAGCCACAGAAGAAGCAGAATCAACTATTGATGAATTTCCCAAAGCAGTTGATGAAGTCCATTTCGGCACTCTGTTGATTGTACCACTACCCGTAATCGTTCCCCCTCCCCCGCTACCTACTTTCTGCCATGTCCTCTTATACTTCACATAAAGCGAACTATCAGCCGGGCGAATCAGTATCTGTGAACTATCAGCACTCACCCCTGCAGCCGTATCCTTCGTAGGAATACCGATACCATTCACATAACGAACACGGCTACCCGTTAGCTGCCATTGTGCGGATGCGGAAAGGGATAAAAGTATTGCACAGATTGTTAAAAACTTTCTCATATTATTGAACTAAAATTATAATTTTTTCACCTGCAAAGAAAGGCACATTACTATCAACGGTCAAAGTGCCACTACCAACAGTCCACACTACACCCGTGCCTGGCAATCCGCTATACGCAATCGTTTCAAACGATGTACCACCTCTACTGCCATAAATCATTGTTTTACCTGCCCCACCCGGTATAGCTATGGAAGTTTCCCCACCGCCGGCAGTATATTGCAGCACCTGTGTAGTTGTACCTTGTATAACTATCCCCGTTGGCGTTACGGTCGTTCCTGCTAACGAATAAACCCCTGTACCCTGATAAGATACCTGGTAAGTTGCAATGTCCTTATTTGCGCCCGTAATGGTAAAGGATTGCAGCCATGCCAAACCCGATACTATCACTAATCCCCCTGCCGTGCCATTGTCAATAACGAACTTCAGCGATACCAACTCCCGATTTAGCTGGCTATTGAGCATAAACAGGTAGGAATAATCATCTAATACAACAAGGCCATCCGCTTGTATTGACCAAGAAGCCACATCGGGCCGGGATTCTCTGAACCAAGCACTACTGATATTCGTAGTTTCCATCGCATCCACCTCCACCGAAAAGGTGCAAGTCCTTGCACACGCAATGATATTGTCTGTCATTGCTATCGAATTGTACCTGTAAAGGTTGAGTTTTTGTCCGGTTACTGGTGTCATCTTTTATCGTTTCGAGTGTACGTTTCGGAAATTGAGAATGTAAGTACCGCATTTGCTATCTGTAACCCGATGCCGTTAATTGTGTTATTCACATAATCAATCGTACAAGCACCTAACACAAACCTTGCCCCACTTATGCTTATCTTTCCCGAAGGATCACTCACTGCAAAGTTATTAACTAAACCTATAACATAATTATCCGACTGATTGAATAACCCGTATTGACTAAATTGAATGTTAACCTGTGGCTTACTGACTATGTTATAAGCCTGTGATAATAAAAGATTCGCTAATGTGTTGTAAGTAGTTGCCGGTGTCCCATACCTATAAAAGTTAACAAGTGCTACGTTACCGGATGTAAGTAATGATTGAGATTGTGTACGGGATGCGCCAATAAATCCATCTTGATAGTTATTCCCTAACTTAACATCTATTTGCTTTTTATAGGGGTTTGAGTTTATTACGTTCTTTATTGTTCTACTTGAATAAAGTGATTGCAATGTCATTATACAATTAGCAACAAAGACCTCCGTAAATGCTCCCGTTACATTACCACCCCCGTTAAACCTAATATAAAGAGTTCCATCAGCAGGAGCCGGCACGCTTTCTATTGATATAGCCTGTGGGTCAGTTGTCAGAGTTCCTTCAAGCCTGTATGGACTATCGTTATTGCTTGGGTTGTATAACCATTTAGCATCTTCCCCTATCTTTTTTGTGTACCTCCATGCGTTACCACTACCTACATCAATGTATATCTGTAAGTTCATCCATCCCGGACTGCCACCACCTGTTAAAGCAGCAAAGTCAAAAGATAAAATAACCTTATCCGATTGGTCAATAAGTACCCCTGTAGATGTTATCTGTGTCGGGTCGGTACCAGGTGATACTACATTACCTGTTAACTGCAACCCTGTAATATTGCGGTATGTTTGCCTTTCTATTTTACCTATTGCTGATTCAAGTGTATAAGTCCAGTTATCGGGTATTCCGGTTATAGCCGGCATGCCGTATGGCGTTAATTTACTGAAATCGCCATTTATCAATTTATTAAAGCAGTAGCTTAATTCACCCGTAACCTCCACCTGTGGGAATCCCTTTGTCAGTATCTTAACTTGACTATTTTCAACAAAGTAAAATGGAGTTACAGAATCGTTGATATAAGGCTGAATGGTGTAATTTATAGACTTGTTAAATGTGGTATCGGGGTCAGTATCTTGATTGGTTTGAAATACCCGAATAGTATCGGATGCCCTTTCATTTACGGAAGTTATCCACCATTCCCCACCCGACTGAAATATTTGCGCACCAAAAGCAGTACAAATAATTTCCAATATCTCATAGCAATTTATATATGAACTTACCCCCGATTGCCAGTTGCTTTGTGTAACGTACATCTGTCGCAGGGCATTGTTGGCTTCAGTTAACTGCGATGTGTAGTAATTGACTGCAAAATTAACTTTATATCCCCCTGGATAAAGAAGGTAAGTTAGGCAGTTGTTTATGGTTTTAACAATACTTTCAGTACTTGTAAGCAGCGGAGCACCGGGTAGGTAGTTAACGGATTTTAACAAGGCAATGGCATCCACGCAAAGAATATCTACGATAGTTCTACCAGTTGTAAAAGGTAGAGTAATGTTATCCATTAAGATAAATCCCTGCCATATAAAATAAGCCGTTCCTTGCGCATAAAACCGCACATGATACTTTCTGTCATCTGTAGAAAGAAAGTCCGGCCACGGGCCTGTAAATTCGGTAAAATCGGCTCTTATTGTAAATGTGGTCGGGAGTACCGGCTGAAATGGGTCATCACCCGAAGCAAGGCAATTTAATACAAAAGGATTCACGGATGCCCCTATAGGATAAACCGTTCCCCCTGTGTAACCTTTCTCCCATATTTCAGCCGTGAAAGTTAACCCCGACTTGCCAATGGCTTGTAAAGTATATTTCTTCCCGTATGCAGGGGGTACTACTGCTGGTGGTATTTCAACAGGATCGCTTCCGGTACAAGTATCACCTTCGGTTGCGGTACTGAAATTAGGTGGAGGGGTCGGTATGCCGCCTATAAGAATGTGTGCCGTATAATCCCGGTCAACATCCATACAATACCCTGTATCAAAGTTTAACCTTGCAGTATTGTAACCCACTTCCACATCATCGCCACCGCAATCGACAAATGTGTAATATACAAAGCCATCATCGGAAGCATCCAAATCGGCCTGTATTACATCAATAACTAATCTTTTACATGGCATAGGTTATGCGCTTAATGCTCTAAATGTATTCGTTCTACTTTGTGAAAGCCATATATCGTTACCTCTCACTACACCCTCCAC